TTCTAACATTGTTTTTTTAACTTTATTTCTATATTCTGGGAGTTTGCTATAACTATCCACTCCATATTTTTCAAGGATTGCAGATTTAAAGTTAGATTTTACCACATCCGTTGTCATTGGATGTCCACCATATTTTTTGTCAAAAGTCTTTTTTTGTCCGTCAATTATCTTTTGTTTTGTAGAACTATCACTGTTACTACACTTCTTACTGCAAAAGACTTTTGGTTTACTTACCCTACATTCAAACACACTATTACAAAATTTGCAATGTATAGTCAACCAATTTTTTGAATTTTTAGATCGTGACATAATTAGTTTTTGGTTCGTATATGGTATAACTATTTAAAAAATAACTATAAAAATCAAAAATATATTCTTTTATTTATATTTATAATAAACAACAAATAAGGATTTAAAATTATGGCAGATCTACTAAATAGCAACGAAATATTCTTTACTACATTTGAACCAAAAGTAAAGAATAGATTTATATTATATTGTGACGGTATCCCAAGTTTCTTGATTAAGAAGTGCAAGAGACCATCACCAAAAAGTGAAAAGAAAACCCTTGACCATATCAATATTCAAAGATACTATAAAGGTAAAACTACTTGGGATGATATATCAATTGAACTATATGATCCAATTGTACCTTCTGGTGCGCAAGCAGTAATGGAATGGATTCGTCTAGGACATGAATCTGTTACTGGTCGTGATGGTTATAGTGATTTTTATAAGAAAGATTTAACTGTCAATGTTCTTGGACCTGTAGGTGATAAAGTAGAAGAATGGACACTTAAAGGTGCATTTATCACCAGTGCAGATTTTGGTGAATTGGATTGGTCAGACAGTGGTGAAGCTATGACAATTAACTTAACTTTGAGCGTAGATTATTGTATTTTACAATATTGATTTATCAAAAACATTCCTTTTAAATCCCAGTTCCAAAAGAATTGGGATTTTTTATTTTATATTAGAATATTTATTGTATATGAAGAAACATGTAGCATTTGCATTTGGTAGATTTAATCCTCCTACAATTGGACACAAGAAGTTGATTGATACTGTAGTAGATGCTGCAGATGGTGGTGATTTTTATATCTTTACAAGTCAATCACAAGATCCTGATAAAAATCCACTTGATTATCAAACCAAAGTAAGTTTTTTAAAGAAACTATTTCCTAGTATACAAGATAAGATTGTATACGATATGACAATCAAGAATGTACTACAAGCCGCAGATAAATTAAAGGCAAATGGTTATACTGATGCTACATTTGTTTGTGGTAGTGATAGAGTACCAGAATTTACAAAGTTATTGAATACTTGGAATGGTATGGATAAAACACCAAGATTTGGTACTTTAAACATTGTAAGCAGTGGTGAAAGAGAAGATGGTGCAGAAGGAGTAGAAGGTGTTAGTGCCAGTATGGCTAGAGAATTTGTTAAAAACAACGATTTCGAATCATTCAAAGGTACTGTACCAAACAACCCTCAATTGGCAAAAGAATTATTTGATGCAGTAAAACAAGGAATGGCAACATCAAAGAAAAAGATTAAGGAGTGTCTTATACGACTTATCAGTGAAATATTGAGTGAAGATGATTCTAAAGTTAAACAAGCGGTTAAAAAAACTAATCAAGCATTGTATCAACAAAGACAGGTTGAAAAAAGAGATGCACAAGATAAATTGAAAATAGCCGCAGCCAAACAAAAAATGGCTAAGTCAATTGATGACAGAAAGAAAGCTGGGGAAGAATTTACAAAAGCCAAAGATGTAGTAAAATCAAAAGATGATTTGGTAAAAGCTGCTCAGAAACAAGTACAGTCGTCTTAAATTAAATAAAATAAAAATTATAACTTTATACTATATATTGGTATACTGAAAGTTATAATTTATGGACGACTATACAATTCCTATAACAAAACCGGCTAATCAATTTGCTGGAAATACATCCCAACCAAAACAAGAATCTACATATCCATCTGAAGTGGTTGATTTACCAAGTAATGGACATTTTTATGATTCGTCTAGTCCATTGAGTGTTGGTACTATTAATTTGAAGGTAATGACTGCCAGAGAAGAAGACATTCTTACCAATCAAAATTATATTAAAAAGGGTATCGTTCTTGATAAGTTGATTGAATCTCTAATAGTGGATAAAGATGTAAAGTTAGATGATTTGTTGTTGGGTGATAAGAATGCGGTGTTTGTTGCGACAAGAAGATTTGCTTATGGAGATAGTTATGGACCACTTCAGATCAAGTGTCCATCATGTAGAGAAAACAACGAATGTACATTTAATTTGGGCGATTTAAAGTATAAAGAAGTTGATTTGTCTAAATATCCACCAGGATCAAATCGTTTTGATGTGCAACTTCCATATTGTAAGAAGACTGTAACTTGTAAATTGTTAACATCAGGTGATGAAAAACAAATTGACAATGAAACCAAAATGTTACAAAAAATAAAAAGTGGTAATACATCAGATGTAACTACTAGATTAAGATATACAATTGTAGCAGTTGATGGAAATATAGATAAGGTTGAAATCAAGAAATTTGTTGAAAATGAATTGACTTCCAGAGACAGTTTTGAATTGAGAAAATTAATTAAGGAAAGAACACCTGATGTAGATCTTAATTTTGATTTCAAGTGTGAACAATGTAATCATGAGGAAAGGATAGGTGTACCGCTAACGGTACAGTTTTTTTGGCCTGACTCCGGAAGATAAATTAACAATTCACGATCAGATATTTAGTTTATCATATCATTCGCAAGGCGCATTTACACAGGATATTGTATACAATCTTCCTGTATACTTGCGTCTTTTCTATATCAGAAAACTTATAGAAACAAAAGAAAAAGAAAAAGAAGCCATGGAGAAAACAAACAAATCTTCTGACGGTTCTATTTCACGGCCAAATATTCCTAGAGGAAAGTGATATAAAAACATTATTTTTTATATTTATATTCATATAAATTATGGCTGATAAACCACAAATGACAGGTGCAGAGGTAGAGAATCTCGCAAAAGCGTCTAACATAACAAAAGAAATGTTGGAAACTTATAGAGAAAGTGCAAATGAAGCAGAAAGAATGAAAGATTCTGTGCAAGACATGACGGAATCTTTGCAAAAAATGTTAAAACTCACTGATGTTCAAAATAGAATATTCAGCGAATCAGTAAACAAATTTGGGGAACTTTCAACAAAAGCTGGTAATTTATATACAACAACTCAAAATTTAATAAATCCCGTAACAGTTTATTTTGAATTAATAAGTAGATCAGTAGATAGATTCATTGAATTGGACAATGCTGCTTTAAAATTCAGAGAAACTACTGGATTTTTGTCTAGTCAAACTAAGGAAGTAGAAAACAATATTAGAGTTGCAAGTAGAGATTTATCACAATTTGGTGTTACCGCTGAAGTTGCGTCGGAATCTGCCGAAAAATTAGCAACTGCGTTTGGTGATGTTTCAATTGCAAATAAAGATAACATAGAATATGTTGCTTTAATGAAACAGAACTTGGGTATAGCTGCCGAAGATTCTGTCAATGTATTACAAAGTTTTATGGGAATTGGTGCAATGACTCCTCAAATTGCTAGAGAAACCGCAGGTGCTGCGGCAAGTTTGGCAAAAGCAGCGGGTGTACCATTTGGTGCGGTGATGAAAGATGTCTCAAAACCATCATCTGAAGTTAGAGCATTACTTAGAGGTAGTGTAGATGCATTGATAAAAGGTGCAATTGAAGCAAAAAGATTGGGTACATCATTGGAATTGGTTGGTAAAGCTGCAGCTGGATTATTAGATTTTCAAACATCTATTAATGATGAAATGGAAGCTAGTGTGTTATTTGGCAAAGATATCAATCTTCAACGTGCGAGAGAATTATCATATGCAGGTGATTTAAAAGGATTAGCAAAAGAACAGTCCAGATTATTGAAAGAAGCAGGAGATGTATCCAAAATGGATTATTTCCAAAGAATGGGTATTGCAAAAGCATTAGGAATGTCTGTTGAAGAAATGGATAAAATGAATGCTAAGCAACAAGAGTTAAATAAATTAAGAATAGATGATCCTGCTCTTTATGCAAAATATACAGCCAATTTGGATACAATAGATAAAACAAATGAAAGTTTGTCAGAAAAATATCAAAAAGAAATGAAGTCACAACAACTAGCAAATCAACAACAAAAGTTACTTGCTAGTATCAATAGTATTATGGTTGAATTGGGTGAAGTAGTTCTTCCACTATTAAACACATTCATTTCAATTGTTAGTGTTTTATTAAAAATAAGTGTTATTACAACAAAATTTATTCTAATGCCATTTAAATATCTTTACGATTTGGTTGATAAATTATTCATAAAATTTTTACCAGGCATTGATATACTTGAACGTATTGGATATGGACTTCAATTGGTAATAGACAAAATGGAGGAATTTAAAGGAGTAGTTGCTCTCGCTGCGGCTGCAACACTAATATATTTAATGAAATTTCAATCACTCGGATTTGGTAACATTTTAATGAGAGCTATACTTTATCCTCTTATGCCATTGAAATTTGTTTTACAAAAAACGATTGGTAGTGCGTTTAAAGGTGCTATGGATGTTGCGGGAGAAGCAGTTGCATCTTCGGGTAAAAAAATTGCAACTACAATTACATCGTCTGCTGCAGGATCAGCTCCTACTGGACCAGGTGCAGGACCTGCTGGATTTATGAATTCAATGAAAGGAATTAAGCCTGCGACTGTATTATCATTGGGTGCAGCATTAATAATGTTTGCTGGTGCAATGTATATTTTAGCAAAAGCTGGACAACAATTTAATACAGTGGATTGGAGTTCACTTGGTAAGATGGGTGTAATATTAGCTGCACTTGGATTGACAATTGCTGGATTAATGGCTACTGGAGTATTAGAAACTGCTGCTGGTGGTATTGCTTTATTGGGACTTGCATTTATACCATTTGCAATATCCGCAATGGCTGCTGGCAAAGCTATGCAAATGTTTGGTCAAGGGATTGAATCTATTGGTACTGGAATAAAAGATATAGCTGCAAATATATCTGCTCTCGCATCTTTGGATGATACATTGTCAATATTTAAAGATGCTAGTTTAATTCTTGGTATTTATGCGATGGCAAATGCTATAGGCGCACTTAATACTGAATTGAATGGAGTTGCTACTAATTTACCTGCGTTAAAAAATTTAGAATCTATTAGAACTGCAACTGGTGGTGGAAACGGTGAACTTGTTGCAAAATTGGATGAATTGATCGTATTGATGAAAAATGGTGGTATTGCGGTTAATCTGGATGGTACCAAGGTAAGTACTGCACTTGGTGTTGCTACAAAATTTAGAGGTGCATATTAAACTATTTGATATTTATAATATATGGCAAACCTTAATAATTTAGAATCACCCGCTCCATTATCTACTACCAATACACAAATTATTGGTGCAGGTTATACATTGCCATCTGGATTTAATGATTTAAGACAGCCTGGTGAATTGAGTGTATTATATGCTCAAAACAGTGATGCAATTTATAACAAGTATAAATTACAAACTGATAGTACCAATCCATTATTAAAGTTTGGACCAAAACAACCATTTTTTAGTTTTACTCCAAATACAGGAACAAAAGGATTAAATTCATTAAAAAAATATGAAAATAGAGCTGCACCAGTTGGTTCAGGTCCACAAGACATATTAAGAATAACAAAATTTACAATTAGTGCAAATGGTGTAATTTTTGCTACTGCACAAACATTACTACAAGGATTTAATCCATTTCCTGAAACAAAAGTTTATAATCCAGCAATGCCAATATTGGCTGCTACTAGTATTGCTTCATTGGGATTAATTGAAAGACCAACTAGATTTATTGAACCAAATGGTATTGGCGCATTAGCTGCTCTTGGTTTAAAAGGATCTTTAAAAAATCTTACTCCACCAAAAGGAACTGTTGGTAACAGTAATCAAGCTGCATTATCAAAGTTAAGTTTAGATGGTGGTAAAGGATTTTTAAGAGCACCAACAGCAACTGCGGGAGATAAATCATTAAAAACAAAATGGGTAGGAAAACAATCTTCCTCTGGAATTGCTGATTTCTTTAAATCAAGCACATTATTTGGCGCATTTACAAATCCTAAACAACCAAACGATCCTTTATACAGAGCAGATGAAGCAACATATGGTGTAATGGCATCCACCACTGCTGTATTTGAACAACCAACTGGAACTTTAAAATATACATTTGATAAAACAGTTATACAAAAATGGTATGCTGGTACGAATGAAATAAGAAAAGGTGATACCGATCAAACAACAGGTGTCAGAGGTAGATATTTAAGACAAGCTGACGGAACATATTTGATTATAGGAAAAATTGGACCATGGAATGGTAATAGACCAGGAACTTTTCCTACACTATTCGGTCAAGAAGTTGGATTGTCACAATTGGGTGATGTGAATCAAGATTTAAGATACAGTAAATCTGTAGGTTACAATATTTCGCCAGATCAAGAATTTAAGAACTCTGAAATGTTGATTAACTTGGCATATTATGCTGATTTAAAACAAAATTATACAACCAAATTTACCGATCCTCAATCTCAAAACTTTAAAGATGTTGAAGATAATTTGAAAAAAGTATTGGATACAATTGTTAGTGCAGGATATACATACAATGGATTAACCAGTACTGATATCATTAATCAACAATTTTCAAATCAATCTTACAAAGGTTATGATTTTATAAAACAATTAACAAAAGATCCGTATTCACAACAAAGAGAAGAAAGTCCATTTAATTACCGTGGTGGATATCTTGCTCAATTTGGATTGAATAAAAGAAAACAATTGTTGGACGATCCAAAAGGAAAAGGATTGGCCGGGTCAATGGCATCCGATAAGATAAATTTATTAACTATTCTAAATGAAGAAGATCTTGGGTTGGATAAAAAATATAATAGTAACAATGATGATATCATCAAGTTTTATTTCCACGACATTGTAAATAATAAATATATTCCATTCAGAGCTACAGTTACAGGATTGAATGAAAACTATAATGCTGATTGGTCGGCTATAGAATATATTGGAAGAGCTGATAAATTACAATCCTATAAAGGTTTTTCAAGAACATTGAGTTTTAAATTTAACGTTGTTGCTAATACAGTAAAAGAATTGTTGCCAATGTGGAAAAGAATTAATTATTTAGTTGGTTTAACTAAACCAGCTAATTACACACAAGGAGGACAAAATAACTCTAATGTATATTCTAGATTTATTATACCACCATTGGTTAAATTTACGATTGGTGATATATATAAAAATCAACCAGGCGTGATTAAAAGTATTGGTATGAATATACCGGATAATTGTGTTTGGGAAACTGTAAGTGAAGAAACTTCTGCTACATTTGACTGGAGTTATTTAAATGGTCGTATCCAATGGCAAGATAGCATTGGAAAAGTTGCACAATTTCCAAGAGAATGTGAATTAAATTTGAGTATAGATCTACTAGAAAAAGAACGCCCAGTTGTTGGTGGAACTAATTTTGGTGATTATTATGTTGAAAAATTGAATGATCTTGTTGATGTACAAAAAGGAACGGTAGATTCGTTCTCAAAGAATTTATATATGAATTTTCCTGACGGTCTCGCTATACCAACTAAAGCAGATATCCAAAAAATAATAAATGAAAAAAATATCATTGATAGATTAAAAGCTGCTAGAATTGCTGAAGATGCAGCAATAGAAAGTATATATAATCAAAAAGCCGAAGATCTACAAGATGCAGCAGCTCAATACAATTATCAATTGAAGATTGAACAAGAACAACAAGCAGCAAATCAACAAAGTATATACGAGATGTATAATAATACAACAAATCAACCAACACAAGAATATCAAAATGCAGAATATGAAATGGATAGAACAGGATTATAATTTATGAATAGATATTCATTTGCAAATCAAAATAAAAGATGGGATGGAAAAAGAGTATACAAATCTTTGTTGTATCCTAAAATTCCGTATGCAATGAACGATTTGTATATTATAACAAATGAAACAACTACGTTTGATGTTCTTGCCAATACATATTATAACGATCCAACGTTATGGTGGATATTGGCACAAGCAAACAAATTAGGAAATGGAAGGTTGAGTGTATTGGCAGGTATTCAATTGAGAATACCACAAAATATTTCTAATATTATTGCAGATTTTAAGTTATTAAATTCATAAGTTATGGCAACAACACCAGACAATAGACCGTGGGCACCACATCCAATACCAAGTTGGGTGATTAAAGAATTTATAAGAAGACAGAATGATATTGGTTTTGAATATCCAGTACCCGTAAGTATTAATTGGGATGATAATGGTAATTGGCAAACATACAAAGGTCCAATGACTGCTTGGGCAAGAGTATTTTCAAATGGAACCGGTAGAGTAAGTGATAAAAGCAATTTTCCTAGCAGAAATGGTTTTATTTTGCATGGAGGTGAAGGATTTGATAAAAGTTATGGTGTTGTTAATAATAGAAATGTATTGGGATATGATTCTGAAGGTGTAGAACATGTATTGGATTTATCAAGTGATGGTAATTTTGTTTCATTTCCAAATTTGTTATCAAATGAAAATAGAACCGTTCAAAAGTTTTTGCCTGTTCCTGGTATCACATCTATTGATGCGGTAATACAAAAAGAAAGAATCAGAAAAGTTACTGTTAATTGGAAATGTTATGGTTTTGCTCAATTGGAATATATGACTCCATATTTTCTATCTCCAAAGATAAGTGCATTTGTTGAATTTGGATGGAATCACTTCAATCCTTCGTCATTACTCGATTTAAGAGCTCGTAATTTAGACAATCTAAAAGAATTGTTTACCAATAGCGGATCTTTATTATATGATCAAAATATAAGAAATTCGTATGGATTGTATGACGTAACAATGGGAATAATTAGTGGATTTGATTTTAGTAGTCAAGATGGTATTACATACGAATGTAAGACTGAAATATTATCTAAACATGCAAATTATTCAGGTGTATTAGTTAATACTGCAGCAAAAGTTTCGTCTGATAAAAATAAAAGTTCTGTTCAATCTACCTTTGCAGAATATTTAGAAAAAAGGTTGACTAAAATACCAAATTGTATTTTACAGAAAAAAAATTTCATGGACCCGTTGGATGCAGAAGAAGAAAAAGCACAAAAAAATTTAACATTTTTATCGTCAACTTTTCCATTTTATAAATATGATAATGGAAACTATACTAGAAAATCAAGCGATGGTAAAGATGTAAAAAGACCTGAAGATAGATTTTTCATGGGAAGAAGATTAGAATATGGCGATTCTGCAAGAATGTCAGGAATGGCAGATTATGATTGGGATAGAAAGGATCAAAAAGATATATGGGTTACTATGGGATTTGTTGTGGAACTTGCAAATGTATTTTTTAACAAACAAATTAATATACAATTAAAAGATGCTAAAGATTATAATTTATATGAAATTGATATTGACGATGTAAAAATAGGAGCACATCCAAATTTAATTTCATGTGATGGTAGTATTTTATTAATTCCAAATCAAAAAGCACCTAAATATAATCTTGGAGCTATGTTTCCAACAGTAGATCCTACCAATAATGATTATCAAAAACAAAAATTTGGAAAAGGTGCAAATTTATCTTTGTTTTTTTCTGAAAAGTTAGGTACTCCATTTTCTTCTTTATATGATAATACTTTATTTAGAATATTTAGAACTGGATATCAACCATTTAATCCTACATATGAACCAGATTACTTTCAAAGATTGCTTGATACTCAAATAGAAAATAGTTTAATTTTAAAATATGTTGGTAAACGAAGTGATGCGCAAATCATAGAAGATAAAGGAAAACAACCTATTTTACTTCAAGTTTTTAGAGATAATTTGGATGGTATAATTAATAGATTTATATATGATAACGATCCTGCTCAAGGAACAAAATCATTTCCTCAATGGGTGGATGACAGTGAAACTCAGAAACCTGCAGGGTATTGGGGTTATCTAAAAGATTTATATGTAAATAAAAATGTATTAATTGAATGTGCAAAATCTTCAGATACGGTTGAAATATTTTATAACTCATTGTTAGGAAAAATTAATGCAGCTGCAGCTAAAATATGGGAACTTGCAGTAGTAGAAGACAGTGAAGATTCTGGTAAATTGAGAATTGTGGATAAAAAGTACGTTCAATATAATAAAATGAAAATCTATCAATTTGATGTAGGTGCATCAAATAATTTCATTAAAAGTATTAATTTTACTGCACAACTTTCAAATGTAGCAGCAAACCAAGTAATTTCATCCGCATCGTCAAATAAAACATCAGATAATAATTCTCCGAATGGTGAAGTAAATTCAAATCAAATACTTCCATTTCCATATGGTGATAGATTCAATAAAGATGTTCCTTTACAATTAAGAAAAATAGATGAGAACTTAGAAAGTATAAGACAATTGCAAAACAGTCCACAATCATCAACTGCGACAAAAGGTTCTTATATAATGTCGTTTAAATCATATATATCAAGAGATGCGTCATCAACTGCAACATCCGGGCCAAGAACAACTACTCCTCTAAATCCAAATATTCCCGCACCACCTTCAAGAGCTGCAGCTTCTGGTCCTAGAACCACTACACCATTAAATCCAAACAATCCTGCACCACCTTCAAGAGCTGCGGCAGCAACTGCAACATCCGGGCCAAGAACAACTTCCCCATTAAATCCAACAGTATCAGGAGTTGAAAGTGGATGGAACATAGTGAATTTGGTATTACCAAATGATTCATTATTAATTGCAATAATGAACGATATGGATTTTACAAATAACACTAATATTTATGGTGGACAACAGCCAGGATTTACTGTAGAAATGACATTACAGGGTATATCTGGATTAAGAACATTTCAATTATTTAGTTTAAAAAACTTACCAAGTCCATACTCTGAAAGAGAAATTATTTGTCAAATTGTAGATGTATCACATAAAGTTGACGCTGGTAATTGGACAACTACAATAAAAGCAGGTATTCGTTCAATTAGAGGACAATCAATATCATTTACTACTGACGGTACAAATGAATATTCAATTAATATAATAAAATGATTACACCAGATCAATATCAAAATTTAGGTGGGGATATTTTATCCGATATTACATTTCCAAGTTATTATAAACCTAATGTAACTAAAAATGATTATTTAAAAGGATATATTAATCGTTATCTTGTTCAAAAAATAAACGACTTAACAATTACCGAAGTAATTAAAGAAAATTATAATGGTATTTCCAACAATTTTTATAATAAATTAGTTATACAATGGACGATATCAGGTCCTAAAAACAATCAATATAATAATAAAATTCTTGAAAAAAAAGGTGTTCAAGAACAAAATACACAAACATTGGTTGAAAATGAAAAGAAAATGAAGGGATTAAAAAATTATTTGAATAACCCGCTTGAATTTTGGGGTGGTAAATAATTGACTTATAGTTGTTATAGTGTTACATTGTGTCAATGGTGTGTCTGGATAAACAATCCTATTCTAAATTCTTAGATTCGCATATTGCATCTGATTTTATTCTTGAATGTATTCAATCAGATGAAAAAGTACATCCATGTATAGATGAATTGTGTATGGTGTTAATCCATATACTCAAATCCAAAACCACCTATATAATCAATCTAAGTCACCCAGATTGTAATATCTTTACCGATAAAGAATCATTAATCAATGATTTTAACAAACTTAAAGGTAAGAAATGGGTCTTTGATAAGAAAAAGTGTTTACATCTATTTCCTATCAATAATCTGTTTGATATTAACATCATTTTCTTTATTAGTGACGGTAAAGTTGAAGATTATAGTGAATTTGATACAACTGCACATAATGTTATCAAAACCAAATTTCAAAAGTATGGTGAGTTAAATAAAGCAATTCCAATGGTAAAACATTTGGAAAAGTTTGAAAGTATGTATGATGCGGTGTTGATTAGACTTAAATCTGTCAAGATTGATGATAGTTTTTATAGTATCAATAGTACTATTACAGACAATCTTAGAATTCTTGAACACAATGGGTTGAAAGTGGATGTAGAATTGTTTAATAGGCATTTTGAGAAGAAAACCATCAAAGATAGGGATGGTATGGTTTATACACAATATAACTTATATACCGCAACAGGACGACCCAGTAATAGGTTTGGTAACGTTAACTATAGTGCATTGAACAAAGAAAACGGTTGTAGATCATCATTTATAAGCAGATATGGTGATGATGGTATGTTGTTTATGATTGATTATAGCGCCTACCACCCCCACATAGTTGCAAAGTTAATCAATTATAATCTTCCTCCAAACGCTTATGAGTATCTTGGTAAACTATACTATGGTAAGGATAAGTTATCAGATGATGAAATCAAAGCGTCAAAGAACCTAACATTCCAGTGTATGTATGGTAATATTCCCGCAGAATTATTGGAAATACCATATTTTAAGAAAATGAGTGATTATATTGCTCATAGATGGAAATTCTTTAGTGAAAATGGATATGTAGAAACGCCGATTTATAAAAGAAGAATCACTACAAACCATATAAATGAACCAAATCCAAACAAATTGTTCAATTATATCTTGCAAGCCAGTGAAACTGAATTTGGAATGCAATCATTGGTAAGAGTCAATGAATACTTGAATGGTAAACAAACCAAGGCTATTTTGTATACTTATGACAGTGTTTCGTTTGATTGTCACAAGAATGATAAAAAAGAGACTTTGGTAGAATTGAAAAGATTGATGTCAAACAATCAATTTCCTGTAAAGTGTTACATTGGTAAGAATTATGAGAGTATGACGGTTGTGGATATTTAAAAACAATTTGATTTTCGTGTATATATCAATATTTATATATACGAATGAATATAGATGAAGATGTAAAATTAAAAGACTTACAAGTTAAGTTACAACAGGTTGAGACTGTTATGCCATTGCCATTCAGTCAACAATTGAGAGAAAGTTTTCCTTTATATAAGATATTTGGCGAAAATGGAGATTATTATCCAAAAGAAAAAGACACAATCAAAAAGTGGTTAAAATTATCTGAAGAAATAGAAAAGATATTAAAGAGCATACAACAATTAGATAATCCCGCAATAATTACTGCGGTTGGGAAAAATAAATTATATCAAAATTATGCTGATATAAAGGCTAGAATTGAATTGGCATCTGGTACTAGTGTAACATTGGCAAATGTAACAACTACAAAACCAACAGGATTTATTCATCAAGACATCAAAAAGTTCTATGAATCATTCAATAAGAGTGGTTATGCCAGTAAAGATAAGAAAAAAGAAAACACTGCTGATGCGGTGTTGTTATATAATTGTAGTATATCGGAAATTCAAATTGCTTTAAAAGATAAAAATGTAAGTGGTACCAACGAAAGTTTGTGTGAAATAACTGGTACTGGAAAGAAATTCGCAATGGTTTCTTTAAAAGCTGGTGGGGATAGTTATCGAATTGGTAGAATGAAAGGTGCTTTTGATATTTTACCGGACAAATTAAGTTTTTCAGGTACACCCGCAGAAAGAGAAAAATACTATCAATGGTTACAGTCACAACAACCAGATGGAAAACCAATTGAAAAAGATCCACGCAGTGTATTTAGTGGTGGTGCTCCTGTGTTTGAAGAAATTTATATTGGTAAAACATTACTAACTGAAATTGAATTTATATCATCGTTAAAGTCATCACTTAATAGAATTTCATCAAAAATTGGAGATTTGTCTGCGGAATTGACAAAAGGATGGTCTGATTTTATACAAAAAGTTAAAAATACCGTTGTTAAAATATTTGGTAATATTGAACAAAAATGTCAAGAAGACATGAATTATGCTAGAAATCAATATTCTAATATGTTTAATAGTTGGGATGCTATTGAAAAAGAAATTGGGATTTTATCTGAAGCAAGAGAAGCCGATGAAGTATTGGTAAAAATGACCGATTCATTAAAGAAAAATGTCACAATCTTTATTCAACAAATTAATAGAATTCAACCAGATTCTTTATTTAGTACCATAAACGAAAAAGTAAGATTAATTGATAATAAGAATTTGTTTATGGTTCAACTTACTGGTACTACACCAGAAGATGTAAAACAAGTCAAGAATGCTTCTATTAAGGTTTATAATGATTACTTTAATCCATCTACTAAAGGTGATGTTCCGATGAATAAAGGTGCTTTTAGACCAATGAACATCTTTAATTCTAACATCGCAGCTATAAAGTTTTATGAAAAGTTCATTGAACGATTCATGAATGTAGGCAATGAAGCTCAAATCAAGAAAGAATTTATTCAATTTGCAAGTCAAATATCTGCTGAAGCAATCTTTGGTAACAATGATAGTTTGCCGCTTGTAGTATTTAATGGTAAGACAATTAACAGAATGGGAACCAAATCTGAATTTTCAAGTGGCAAAAAGTTAATTGATGCAAGTGAAAATAAGGATTTTAGACTTAGTAAGTTTGAAGTAAGTAAAAATAAAGAGGGAACATATTTCGTTGTATATTTATATATTATATTTGATATACGAGAAGAAGAAGAAAATGGAAAAGTAGAAGTAAAACCATTTTATTCTGCAATTGAATTGAGAAATGAAAGAGGAAGTAAGTTTTCTTTCAAAACAGAAATTCACCGTTCCAATTTAAGTGAAGAAGATGTATTTTAATTATGAATATCAAACAAATATTTTTTGAAGCACTAGAACAAGCAAGTACCGATATTTCAATTGAAAACGGTATTTTTGATATTTCTAAACAAGAACATATTGAAGTATTGAGAGAATATTTGTTGAATTCAAATATTGATCATAACATTGTAAATCAATATTTGAATAAAATGCTTGAAGGCAAATATCCAGAAAGACAAGCATACAATACAAATGGTATTCTTGTTACATTTCCAACTCCTGAATACAAACAAAAAGCTATTGCTCGTGGTACCCATTTTGAAGAAAATCCAAAAAGGGGACAAGCCAATGTGTTTACAGGAGATGAACAACCAGAACAACCAAGTGGACAACAAATTGAATTTGAACCACAACAAACACAACCTGTTCAACAAGCAGAACCACAACAATCAAAAGGTGATGATAGAACTCCTGAAGAAAAAGAACAAGATGCTTTAGCAATTGAAAAAGAATTGACTAATGAATATACTTTAGAAGAAGCTTTAAAATACGGATTTTATAACAAACGAAATAGTTGGTTTGATTCTTCGGGAGATTATGTCGGTAAATTGTGGAAT